GCAGACTCACTTACAGGAACTGGTGTATCTTCAGTAAACACAGGTATGTTTAGAGGTATTAAAAACCTTAGAGACATGGGTAAAGACCCTGCTATGTTTATTGGTAATAATGCTAAGACATGGGACAAAGTAAGTGAAGCTAAAGCATTAAAGATGGAAAGAGCTGGAGTATCTCCTGAAAAGATATGGGAAGAAACAGGCACAGCAAGATTCAAAGATGGTAGATGGAGACAAGAGATTGATGACTCACAAGCTTATGCAAAACCTATTAAGAAAGGTGAAGTTAATAAGCTAGATGAAGCTATCTCTCATCCTGAACTATTTAAAGCTTACCCTGATTTAGCAAACATCAACTTTAGATATGCTGATGGTGCTGGAAATGGTTCTTATGCCCCTAGCTTAAATAGAATACGTGTAGGTAAAGCTTCAGGCAATAACCCTTTGGGTAATAGATATGCAAGAGAGAAAGCTGAAGAAGCTATATTAAAAGAAGCAGAATCATTTGCTGTTGATGGTAAACTATCAGCTAAATTAGAAGCTAAGTATCAAAAACAAATAGATGAATTAAAGTATAAGTTTCCTGATACTGATACAAATGATTTCTTTGCTGATTTAGATGTGTCGTTACATGAAACAACGCACGGCTTACAAAAGCAAGAAAGATTTGCACAAGGCGGAAGTCCTCAGGATATGTTAAAACAAATGCAAGAGGATATGCCCCTTACACCAAAAGAGGATTTAGAATTAGATGCTTTTATGGAGTATGAAAAACTAGGTGGTGAAGCTGAAGCAAGACTTGTAGAGTTAAGAAGAAAATTAACTCAAGCTCAAAGAAGAACTCACTTCCCATATGATACTAAAAGCCCATATGGTATTGACACAAAATTAGAAGACCTTATCATCAAAGGTAGTAATAATGATGGCACTGTCATTCCTGACATGATGTCTATTAAACCTAAAAGTCTTATTGATGAGAACTTACCATCTCGACCTAAAAGCACACAGAATCTAAACGACTCAGTAATGGCTACAGAGTTACCTAACGTTAAGCAAGACTACAGCTTAGGTAATAACAGAGCAACTGTGACAGTACCTGATGGTTACAATGACTTTAATGCTATATCACCTACTAAAAATGGTAGCTTAGATGATATGACAATGACACAAGGTCAGAAAGATTTTTACAACTCTGATATAACAAAGAATACAGGATATAAAACACATAGAGCTGAACCTGTAGCTAATACAGGCGAGTATTCATATAAGCCTGATGACATGACTGATGTTCAGTTGCGTATGAAAGACCCTAAGACAGATGAATGGGTAGAAATTCAACAAGGTGCTAATGACTTCAATAAAGGTTTACTAGATGCAAGTAATGGTGCAGACAATGCAACAGTAGGTAGATTTGCATCAGAACCTGATACAGCAATACTTGACCCTTACAGATTCCAAAAGAGATGGGAGTTCATAGACGGCAAACCAACAGGCACAGGCGTAAAAACAGGCACTAGAGTACCTAATGAACCTGGTGTAATTAACCCAGATGGCACTAAGACTAAGTTCAGACAAGATGGAACACTAACATATGATGGCTCAGAATTTTCTCCTTCTAAAAAAATTAGTCAGTTCCCTGGAGGTACATTAGATGCACCTAGTAACAAACCATTTAGAGTTTCTGAAGCTGAACCTCAAGTTGCTGTAGGTGTAGATGCAAATAACAACATCATCTATCAACCCGCAGAAGGATTAAACTCTCTTGCTGTTAAGAATATGCAGAGACCTGAGCTTGAAAGATTAAGAGCTACATCAGATGACTGGATGGGTAACAAAGTCGATGATAGTATTAAGATGCCTCAAATAAATACTAAGATACAAGATGCTGATTACATACCACCAGCAATGACAAACAGATTAAGTCAGCTACCTACTAGCGTTAAAGATAAGATGTACAAAGCAGGTAATAAAGATAGCATGATTAAAGTGCTAGAAGATTACAGAGCTTCAGTAGGTGATAAAGCAGTTGTTACAGCTAAAGATATTAAGAACTTGAAGTCTAAAGGCATGGGTGCATCTGAAAATGTAAACAGAGCAGTAAAGAGTGCAGACAAAAAAGATAACTGGTTCACACAAAGAGTATCAGGCGCAGTAGATGAGACTGGCGATGTTTCTTCTGTTGATTTATTTGATAGTCTAAGTAAGAAGAACGCTACTAATGCTACTAACGATATTCGTAACCCTTTATTTGAAGCAGATAGAACATTACCTACTGAAGTAAAGAAGAGCTTAAACAATCTAGTTGATAGCTTAGATAATGTTAAGAATGGTAAAGGTAACTTCAGACAAGCACTTAAAAATGCAGAGATGAAAGGTATTGATGCCAACAAGGCATGGAAGAATATGCACAAAGGTATGACTAATGCTGAATCAATTAAAGAAGCTAAGAAGATACAGAGGTATGCTAATAACTATGGTGGTCACCCTGACACTGTAATTAACAACTTAACTAGAAACTTAACTAAGTACAAAGCTTTACCTAGTAGCATTGACAATCAGAAGTTGATAGATGGCACACAACAAGCTATCAGAGATGTATTTGATAGAAACTACAGAGGTGTAGAAGGTGGTGGTCGAGAGTATGGTCAAAAGCTAACTAAGATTGAAAGAGAAATCACAATGGGTGAAGATGGTAAGCAAGTTCAGTTTGCTAACCCTGAAGCAGATGCTTTAGAGTCTATTGCTAGACCTGATGGGATGACTAGAACTCCTGTTGATGACTTTGATAGTCCTGATTACTTACAAGGTATTGGCGAAAATGCTGATGGCGTAAGTTCAGTAAACAATAAAACATCAAGTGGCATAGAAACACTAGATGATGTTGCGCCTGTAGATAAGATGATTAAGAAAGAAATAGAAGCATTAAAAGCTGTCAAGAATAAAGATAAGAAATTTAACAGAGTCTTTGTTGATGATGGTCAGTTTAGTGAGCAAATTAGAGCATGGGATAGAGATGCACTTAACAAAGCAATACAGAATAGTGAGTTTACTGACTCTGAGTTAAGAGCAATCATTAAAGAGTTTTCTAATTCTAAACCTAGCTTGAAGAAACGACTTAAAGAGCAACGCAAACCTGAAACAAACATAAGATTTTTTGATAAATTAGAGCTTGAAGAAGCTAATAGGAGATTAAGAAATGGTTAAACACGAAGCAATATCAAACATACTACGTGATGATAGTTTTAAAGAAGCTATTGATGATTTAATAAAGATGCACTTAGATATGTTAATTAACAGCGATGTTGATGAGAAACAAGCAAGAGAAATATGTTACATGAGAATCACTACTATTAACGAAATTATGGCTCATTTGCAAGGCATCGCAGATGGTAAAAAAATTAAAGACAACAAATGGAAAATATAACATGGGATTACTAGACTACTTAAACAAAGGCTTTGACAATAGCGTTGGACATCTGAATAACTTTAAAGACAGCTTGGTTAATCAACCAAAGATGTACGACCCACACGCAAACGCACAAGCACTAATGGGTGGTCAAGCTATGCAATATAGCCAACAACCACAAAGTTTAATAGCAGAGCAAGTAAATGCGCCTACTACACAAGCTTCATTTACACCTCAAGCACCTACTGAGCAACAAACTCAGCAAATGACATATCAAGGAACTCCTCAAGCTGGTGTTAATTACCCTAATTATGACTCTAGTGCTATTAACCCTTACTTAGATGGCGACCAAACAGATGGAACAGGTGGTTATGTAGATACATCTTATAACAATAGAATAGCCCAACCTCAAACAGGTTCTATGTTAATGGGACCAGCTCAACAACAACAAGGTATTGTAGGTGTTGATTCTACTACGCCTGTTTACGAGACACCGACAGATGAAAGAGATTACAGCAAAGAAGCTCAAGTAGAAGTAGGGCAACCACAAGTATCAGTAGGTGGACCATTTGATTGGTTAAACTCATTACTTGCGCCTAATGTAGATAGAGAAGAGCTTATTAGAAGAGGTATTATACCCCCAAAGTAACAGAGTCTGAGTATGCAGATAACTCTAACGATGTTTATTTGGACTTTTTAAAAGAAAAAGAAGGATTTAGAGACACAGCTTATAAACCTGTAGATTCAGAAGAATTTTACACAATAGGCTACGGTAATTACGGTGAAAATGTCAAAGAAGGCGACACAATCACACAAGAACAAGCAACAGCACAGTTACAAGGCAATATTGACACGAAATTAGCAGAAATAAGACAGGCGATACCTGATTTTGACAATTTACCTTTAGAAGCTAGAAAACATTTACTAGGTTCTTGGTTTAGAGGCAGTTTATCAGATTCACCTAAGACAATTAGCTTACTTAACGATAGAAAATTTGATGAAGCGAGTAAAGAGTTCTTAGATAATGATGAATATAGAACAACAACACTAGGTGGTGTTAAAAAAAGAATGAACGCAACATCAAGAGCAATAAGTGGCCTAATCTCTTAAAATAAAGGTATGTAGGGTAACACACCTAAAACCATGGTGCCGTCTTAAAATGCAAAATACGTGTTTTTTACAAAATTAGACTCACGGCCTATAAGGGGTCCAGAGCATACAAATTATTAGTCAATTGACTAAAATGAGCTATCATTAAATAGTAATTACAAGGAAGAAATTATGACAGAGCAAATCAACCAAGAGTCTAATAACTCAGTTGAAACTCCAAAAGATGCAACGGAAGTTTTTACTGAAATATTAGATGCCGAATCGTCAGATAATGACAAAAATGAGGTAACAAATGAAGAAGTGGAAACGGAAGCAGTTGAGGAAACTGATGAAGAAACATTGGAAGAAGAAGTAGAAGAGGAATCTGAAGAAGATGAACCAGACGATACTTATGAAGACAATGAAGATTCAGACGAAGTAGAGGTAGAAGAACGCAAGACTTACAGAGTAAAAGCTGGTGGTGAAGAGAAAGATGTCACCTTAGAAGAGCTTGTGAGCGGTTATCAGAAAGGCGATGACTATACCAAGAAAAGTCAGGTGTTAGCAGAACAGCGTAAAGCTGTAGAAGCTGAAGCACACGCAGTTAGTGAAGCTATGCAACTTAGACAAGAGTACGCTCAAAGATTAAGTCAAGTGCAACAATTATTATCTCAAGATAGAGATGATGTAGACTTAGAAGATTTAAAAGAGAATGACCCTATCCAGTATGCTATTAAAGTAGCAGAAAAAACAGAGAACAATAAAAAGTTGCAGTTATTGCAACAGGAGCAAAATAATCTAGCACAAGCACAGCAACATCAGGTTGCACAGCATAGAGCTAAGTTAGTTGCCCATGAGGCACAAATGTTGACTGAAAAGGTAAAGGAATTTTCTGACCCTAAAAAATCTGAACAACTCAAAGGCGAGATTCGGAATTTTGGAAAGAGTATAGGATTTACAGACCAAGAACTAGGTCAAGTATTTGACCATAGACACGTGATGGTAATGCAAAAAGCAATGATGTACGACAAGTTGCAGAAAGCAAACCCTAGCGTTAATAAGAAGCTATCTAAAGCTCCTAGGATGTCTAAAAAAGGTAATAAGGTTACAAATGTAGATGCTTATACAAAACAGAAAAAGCGTCTTAAAACATCAGGTAAATTAACTGATGCAGTAGACGTATTCAAAAACTTTATATAAAAGGAAACATAAACAATGGCAACATATAAAACCTATGATACAGTAGGTAGACGAGAAGACTTACAGGATGCGATATATGATATCTCACCTACAACAACTCCATTCATGTCAACTATTGGCAGAACTAAAGCTAAAGCGACATACCATGAATGGCAAACAGACTCACTAGCTGATGTAAACTTAGCTAACGCACAAGTTGAAGGAGCTGATGCAACTTCAGCAGTTCTAACACCTACAACTCGTGTTGGTAACTATACTCAGATTTCTGACAAAGTTATCCAAGTGTCAACTACAGATGATGTAGTAGACAAAGCTGGTCGTTCTACAGAAACAGCATATCAGCTTTCAAAAGCTTCTGCTGAAATCAAACGAGACATGGAATCAATCCTATTGTCTGACCAAGCACAAGACCAAGGTAACAACACAACAGCTCGTAAACTTGGTGGTCTAGCATCATGGATTACAACTAACACTGTTGATACAGCAGGTGGCGCACTAACAGAAGATATGCTAAAAGAAGCGGTACTAAAAGCATATAACTCTGGTGGTGAACCTGACGTGCTATTAGTATCACCAGCTAACAAGCAAGTAGTTTCAACATTTGCTGGTATTGCTGAACAGCGTTATCAAGCTCCAAAATCATCTGCTACAACTATAATCGGTGCGGCCGACGTGTACCTTTCCGATTTTGGTAGTGTATCAGTTGTTCCAGATAGATTCCTATCTAATGACTACTCATTTGTTCTTGACCCTTCAATGGCTTCAGTAGCTTATCTACGACCATTCAAGTCTCAAAAACTTGCTAAAATGGGTGATTCAGAGAAACATCTATTAAATGTAGAATATACATTAGTAGTAAACAACGAATCAGCTCATGCAATGATGAGTGACGAAACGTAATATGGCTTATGCCCCTTCGGGGGCATTACCTTTAAGGGATAATATGAAAACACATAAGGATGATGTAAAGACTACAAGTATAGGTCTTAATGATAAAGATGAGATAACTATTAAACAAGAGCAAGATGTCTCTGCTTTAATAGACCAAAACAAAAAAGAATACAATAATGCTGAAACTAAATGGTCAGACCAATTGTTTGGAAACAAGGTAGCATCAATACCATACACAGCAATAGACAAGTTAAACAAAATGGGGATTATGCAAGGATTTTCAGTACTGGACCAAAAGCGTTTTTTCGCTTGGTTAAATGACCCTGAAAACAGATTCTTTAGAACAAAACCAGGACAATTATAAATGCCAGCATTTACAAGTTACGCAAATTTACAGACAAACATAGCAGATTATCTTGCAAGACAAGATTTAACTGACAAGATTCCTATGTTTATATCGTTAGCAGAGAAAAGACTTAACAGAGATTTAAGACTTAGACAAACTTTGCAACAATCTACATACACAATGAGTACTGGATTTAAAGTTCCAACTCCAGCAGATTTCTTGGAAATGCAAGATTTACACTTAGAAGCTAACCCAATTATACCTTTGACATTTCAAACAGTATCACAATTCTACAGAAGAAATGGTGGTTCTAACGCACAAGGTGTACCAGTAAATTACACACTTGTAGCAGACAATTTTGTACTAGCACCACAACCAACAGGTGCAACTACAATAAACATGACCTACTACAAGATACCTAAACCTCTATCAGATGATAATGGGTCTAACGAATACTTAGATGTCTGCCCAGACTTACTATTGTATGCTTCACTAGCTGAAAGTGCTCCGTTCTTAATGGATGACCCTAGACTGGCAACATGGGATAGTTTATATCAAACAGGACTAGCATCAATTACAAAATCAGACGAGCAATCAACTTTTCCAGCTCAACCACTAGCAGTACAACTCACAACTTAACATAGGAACTTAAACAAATGGACTTATCATACGATTTATCAAACAAACTAATAAAGGGAACATTAAGTAACACACCATATGTTCCACCAGTAAAAGCATATTTAGCTTTATACACATCAGACCCTACTAAATCAGACACTGGCACAGAAGTAGACCAAGCGTCTTATAATAGACAAGAAATTACAATGGGTGAACCTGTTGATGGTGTGGCTAAAAACACAGCAGAAATAGAATGGAATGGTGCATTAACATCATGGGGTTTAGTTACTCATGTAGGCATTAGAGACTCAGCAACAGATGGTAATTTAATGTTTTTTACAGCACTAGACGAAGCAAAAGATATTGGTGTAGGTGACCAATTTAAAGTAACACCAAATAGCTTAACAGTAACATTATCATAGGATAAATCATGACTATTGGATTAAACGATAGAGTAAAGACTGCTTGTACATCGACAGGCACAGGACAATTAAGGGTTGCAACAACCCCTGAAGTTGGCTATCAAAACTGGGATGCAGTTCCTGATGCTTCAGTGACATATTATTGCATCAACTGGAAAGATGATTGGGAAGTAGGGTATGGATTAAAATTAGGTAGAGACATACAAAGAAATACATTAAGCTCTTCTACAGGCTCAACACTAAACTTAGATGGAACTTCATGTACAGTGTTTTGTACTTATCCTGCAGAAAAAGCAATCATTAGAAATGAAATGGATGAGATTGAATTTGGTAACTTTACTATTTCTGATGCAGATGACAAACTAACATTCAAAGTAGCTGGTACGAAAGTATTTACAGTTGACGCTAGTGGTAACATGATTGTAAAAGGTAATGTAACTGCTTATGGAACCCCGTAATGCCTATTAATAGTGCTGGACAATTAAGCGTAGGTGGTGATGTTACTGGTGAATCAATACTAAAAGAGTTAGATTTACCAACAACAAGTGAAGCCTCTTTAAATGATTCTGCGTTGCGTGGACTAGCTGGTAAAGCTAGTGGCGAAATAGCAATGAATAACTTTTATGGTAAGTCTGATGTGTTTAACTTTGCAATTACTTCAAATCAATCACAGGTAAACCTTAGAACATTGGCTGTTAGTGCCGGGTGGAATGGAACTTCTGCTGTTGTATGCACACTAAACTCTGGCAAATATATTTCATCTAACTCAGTAAGCACACCAGCTTTTACTATTAACGGTAGCTTTCCTAACGGAGTTACGTTTGTAAATAAAGGTTTTGTTATAGGTAAAGGTGGTGGTACAAGTGCTACTAATGGACAAGCGGGTGGTAGTGCTATTAGCTTAGGTCTTAACGTAACAATCAATCAAGCAGGTGGTTATATAGGCGGTGGAGGAGGAGCCGGTGGAGCAACAAGCACACAAACAGCTTATGGCGGTGGTGGAGCTGGAGCTGGTAAAGGTAATGTTGGAATGGGCGCAACTGGTGGTAACAATCAAGGTGGTCGCAAGATTCCTGGGAGTGGTGGTGCTGGTAAATCTACATCAAGAACTGCAAGTAACGTAGGTAACTCATATGCAGTAGGTTCTGGTGGTCAAGCTGGAGGTGGGGGTTCATCTACAACATACTCAACCAAAGGAACTAGCCATACCAATCAAGGTACATTTATTGGTAACTGCTCTTATTCTACTTATTATAGTAGAAGAGGTGACGCTGGAGGCGGTGGAGGAGGTTGGGGAGCTACTGGTGGTAGAGGAGCAAGTAGTGCAAATAAAAATATGACTCAAGGAACAGTAACTACAGTATCAGGAGCTGGTGGTGCAAATAATGCTAATGGTGGTGGTGCAAGTGCTTCAGGCGCTGGTGCAGTTACTTACTCATCAGGTGGCGGTGGTGGTAGAGCTGTTCAAAAAAATGGTAAAACAGTAACTTGGATTGGCGGAACAAGTAAAGTTTATGGCGCAGTATCTTAACAAGGACAATTATGGCAAAAACAACATTTAAAATATACAATGTAATGGACAACTCTTACGTTAATGCTTCAACAATTAACGAAGCTAGAACGAGAAAGCAAGGATTAGTTAGCCAATACTTACAAGAAAAATTACAAGACGCTAACGGACAATTTAGTGTTACAGCAGTAAATGTAGATGAGAACGGTAATGAGGTTTGGTCTGACGTGCAAATAGAAAGCTATCAGATTATAGAGAATCCTTACAATGAGTGATTGGCATTATTTACAGTTTAAAGAGGGTACTTGGGGTAATATAAGCATTATTACTGATGGACACTTACAAGTGCTAACAAGCCCAGAAGATGATTCTTATTGGTTTAGTAATGGCGAACAATGTGACTTAGGTATTGGTGGTCAAAGATGTATGTATTACAAAGGCACAGGTAAAGTTTTAACTACATTAGGCATGGGTATATTACCTTTATTGTTAGCATTAAAAGATGATGTAACTGAGGTTGTATGTTACGAAAATGACAAAGATAAAATTGATGCCTTTAACGCTCAAGACTTTGATAAATCTAAAATTACTATTGTTAATGATGACCTTAGAAACATAACTAACATTGATGAATATGATTCTATATTACTAGACGCTTATCCTTTACAAGTAGAGTTTAGAGGTAAGTTCATGAAGCAGTTGGTAGGTAAAGTATTTATCTGTCAAGCTTGGGAATCTTTATATAACGATTGGTTAGGTATAGAAAAAGAAGGCGAACATACTATAGACAACTTTAACGAATACGCTTGTTTAGTAATGATGCCAACATTAACAGAA